TCCGAAAGTTAAGAAGGACGGCACCTTTTCGGCGGTTGGCCTAAAGTTTCTGGGGGATCAGTCTGAGAATGTGGCTGGCAGGTTTTCTCGTATAGACTATCCCCCTTTCAATTTAGGATCAAGACAGCAGATAGGTAGATACCTACAGTGGTTTGGCTGGGAGCCTAAACAGTTCACTGAGAAGGGACATCCAATTGTAGATGAATCTGTATTGGGCACTGTAACGGACATACCTGAAGCAAAACTCATTGCTGAATACCTCATGATTCAGAAGCGTGTAGCGCAAGTACAGAGCTGGCTGGACGCTGTTGAGGAGGACGGTAGAGTACATGGTTACGTAAACACTAACGGCGCTGTGACGGGCCGTATGACACACTCAAGCCCCAACATGGCTCAAGTACCTGCGGTGTACTCACCGTATGGTAATGAGTGCAGATCCTGTTGGTCTGCCCCTGAGGGCTACCAGATCGTAGGCTGTGATGCCAGTGGTCTTGAGTTACGTATGTTGGCACACTATATGAAGGATGAGGACTATACAAATGAAATCATTAACGGTGATATCCACACAGCAAATCAACGACTTGCTGGACTTGAATCAAGAAATCAGGCAAAAACTTTCATCTATGCCTTACTATACGGAGCAGGAGATGAAAAGCTTGGAACAGTGGCTGGAGGAGGTAGAAAGGCTGGCAGAAACCTTAGAGAATCTTTCCTACATAATCTCCCATCATTTGCAAATCTTAAAGAGAGAGTTTCAGAAGCAGCAGGAAGAGGATACCTCATCGGGCTTGACGGAAGAAAGCTCAAAGTCAGGTCAGAACACTCCGCTCTAAATACCCTACTACAGTCCGCTGGCGCTCTGGTGATGAAAAAAGCTTTGACTCTTCTGGATGACTATGCTACAATATGGGGTATAGACTACAAGTTCGTAGGTAACATTCATGATGAGATACAGGCTGAGGTTATCAACGAGCGTACAGAAACTTTTGGTAGATTGGCTGTGTCCTGTATACAAGCAGCAGGTCTTGAATGGAAACTAAACTGTCCTCTGGACGGAGAATATAAGGTAGGAGAGACATGGGCACAGACACACTAATAGACGACATCTATGGCTTGGTGTCTACCAAAGAGGTTGCTGACGGGGTAGACATAGACAAAGAGATAGATAAGCTGGGCGAGTCAATCAAAGAACTAATGAAGATTGAGTTCAAGAAGGACAGACCTAAAGATACCAGAAGGCTACGCCTATCCAGCATAGGCAGGACTGACAGGTATCTGTGGAATCAGTATCACGGTACTGAAGGTGAGGAATTGCAGCCTCACACCTTAGTAAAGTTCCTGTACGGGCATGTCATAGAGGAGTTGGTCTTATTCCTTGCCAGAGCCTCTGGGCATGAAGTCACCTGCGAACAGAAACGGTGTGAGGTTGAGGGAGTTGTAGGCCACATGGACTGCAAGATAGACGGTGTAGTGACGGACGTTAAGTCCGCAAGCACCTTTGCCTTCAAGAAGTTTAAGGACAAAAGAGTACCTGAGGATGATCCCTTTGGATACGTAGACCAGATCAAAGCCTATGCACACTCAGAGGGTGAGCGTAAGATAGCATGGCTGGCTATGGATAAACAGAATGGTCACTTAACTTTCTGTGAGCATGACTTAGACGATGAGTCTGACCCCATGCACGAACACCTCAAGGGGGACATAGCTGAACGTATACGGCATGTAAAAAAGCTAGTAGAGGGGCAAGAGCCTCTGGAGTTCTGCTACGAAGACGTACCGGATGGCAAGTCTGGAAACAGAAAGCTCGCCGCTGGTTGTTCTTACTGTCAATTCAGAGACAAGTGCTACCCAGATTTACGTACTTTTATCTACGCAAGTGGGCCAAAGTATTTAACAAAGGTAGTTAAAGAACCCTTTGTCTCGGAGATACCGGATGGCTTCTAAAAAGACAAGATACGGTATGTACAGGTCAGGGCTTGAGAAGAAGTTCGCTGAGACATTACCGAGAAAGTTCATGAAGTATGAGCCGTATGACGTACCCTACGTAACCCACAGGAATTACAAGCCTGACTTTGTGTACAAAGACTGGCTGTTGGTTGAGTGTAAGGGGTTCTTCAGAGAAGGGGACACACTTAAATATAAATCAATACGGGACTGTCTGGAGGAGGATCAAGAGCTGGTCTTTCTCCTGTCAGATCCAAACAAGAAAGTGAGGAAAGGAGCTAAGATGACAATGGGTAAATGGTGTGATAAAGAAGGATTCAAGCACTATACCATCGCTACTACACAAGAGTTGATTGACTATGCCAATGCTAATTGATGAGCTTAGAGAACGTATCCTACAGGAGTACGATGTAGACCTGCTTTGTGAAGTCTTAGATATAAGCGCAGAGGACATATTAGATGCCTTTGAAAACAGAGTAATAAATAAACTTGAAGTGTTTGAGGAGTTGGCGATTGAAGAGGAGGACGAAGATGTCTATTGACTTAGCGACTAAAGAGGAATGGGATTCAATTTTAGTGAACAAACCTCCTCATTACAATCAGGGAGGCATGGAGGCCATTGACTACATTAAGCAGCAGTTAGGAGAAGGTATCGTTGACTACTGTGAGGGTAATGTGCTAAAGTACCTACACCGTTGGCGCTACAAGAATGGCTTACAAGACTTGCAGAAGGCTCAGTGGTATTTAAACAAAATGGTTGAAGAACAGGCAGGGGCAGAATGAAAGTAATTGAAGGTAACTTTGGTGAAAAGACAAGTACGGATAAAGTCCCTGTGCCTGTTGTGTTTGAAACTTTAACTCAGAAGGAAAACTTAGAGGACTACAGGGATGCTTTCTGCATCGCTAAATCAGACGAGTACATTGTTATTTCTACCAATATGGACACATTGGAATTGTACTTCTTGCTGGATCAATTAAAACTATCGCTAATAACTGGAGGGGAGTACGAACTCTGATGGATCAATATCAAGAATACATACACAAAAGTAGATACGCACGTTACTTAGATGAAGAGCAGCGCAGAGAAGACTGGGAGGAGACAGTAAACCGTTACGTCTCTTTCTTTACTGAGCGTGAGCAGATCACTGACACAGAGGCTGAAGAACTCTACAACGCCATTAGCAGCCAGAAGGTTATGCCTTCCATGCGCTGTGTGATGACCGCAGGTACGGCATTGAAGCGAGACAATGTAGCAGCCTTCAATTGTTCTTACCTACCCATAGACAGCCCCAGATCCTTTGACGAGCTTATGTACATTCTTCTCAACGGTACAGGGGTAGGGTTCAGCGTAGAGCGAGACTATGTGAATCAACTACCAGTTGTTGCCGACAGCTTCCATGACACTGAGTCCACTGTGGTTGTGTCCGACAGCAAGGTAGGCTGGGCAAGTGCCTTCAGAGAGCTTATAAGCCTCCTCTACGCGGGTAAGGTTCCTAAGTGTGACTTGACTAAGGTAAGGCCAGCAGGAGCTAGACTCAAGACATTTGGAGGCAGAGCCAGTGGGCCACAGCCTTTGGCTGACTTGTTTAACTTCTCTGTGGATATGTTCAAAGGGGCAGCAGGACGTAAGCTAACGTCATTGGAGTGTCATGACTTAGTGTGTAAGATTGCAGACATTGTTGTTGTAGGCGGTGTACGTAGGTCAGCCCTCATCAGCCTAAGTAATGTTACTGACAACCGCATGGCTAACGCTAAGAATGGTGAGTGGTACTTAGGTAACGGTCAACGAGCCTTAGCAAACAACAGTGCCGTATACTCTGAGAAGCCTGACTTTGATACATACTCTTCTGAGATGAAGCGGCTGTACGATTCTAAGTCTGGTGAGCGGGGTATCTTTAGTCGTATTGCAGCACAGAAGGTAGCAGCACGTAACGAACGCAGAGACGCTACACACAAGTTTGGGACTAACCCCTGCTCTGAGATTATCCTACGTCCCTATCAGTTCTGTAACCTGTCTGAAGTCATTGTACGGGAAGACGACACGGCACAGACACTCAAAGAGAAGGTACGCATAGCGACTATCTTAGGGACTCTACAGGCTACTCTTACTGACTTCCGTTACCTACGTAACATCTGGAAGAAGAACACAGAAGAGGAAGCGTTGCTGGGTGTCTCTATGACGGGCATTATGGACTGTAAGCTGACCAATGGGTCTACAGGTGAAGAGGCTACAGGTAAGCTTCTGAGGACTCTTAGAGGTATTGCAGTGGAGACTAACAAAGAGTGGGCAGACAAGTTAGGTATTAACCAGTCCGCTGCTATTACTTGCGTCAAGCCCTCCGGTACTGTCTCACAGTTGACTGACAGTGCCAGCGGTATTCACCCCCGATTCAGTGACTACTACGTTAGGACTGTACGAGCGGACAAGAAAGATCCTCTTGCTACAGCCATGATTGATGCAGGTTTCCCTCATGAAGAAGATGTAATGAACAGCTCTAACTGGGTGTTCAGCTTCCCTCAGAAGGCTCCTGAGAAGGCTGTGACAGTAGAAAGCATGGGTGCCATGGAACAGTTAAAGCTGTGGAAGGTCTATCAAGATAGCTGGTGTGAGCATAAGCCCTCTATGACTTGTTACTACAATGACGATAACTTCTATGCTGTGTGCCAGTGGATCTGGGAGAACTTTGACAGCGTTAGTGGTATTAGTTTCCTACCGGAAGCAGAGCATGTGTACAAGCAAGCGCCTTACCAGAAGATAGACAAGAAGACGTACCAGAAGTTACTCAAGGATATGCCCAAAGAGTTTGAGTGGGACATTGAAGAGAAGGATGATAATACCGAAGGTACTCAGACGTTGGCTTGTGTAGCTGGAGTCTGCGAGATATAAACTTAGGGGGCCTTGCGCCCCCTTTTGTTTACTGTTCTTCTTGTGGTTGTCCTGTAAGCATCCCAGCACCCTGTAGACCGTAGTTACCTGCTAGGG